AGGCCCGACTGGGCCGACTGGACCTACTGGCTCGACTGGCTCGACTGGCCTTACGGGCCCGACCGGGCCTACTGGCCCCACAGGCCCCACGGGAACGACCGGAGCCACTGGCCCGACCGGGCCGATTGGGCCGACGGGGCCGACTGGGCCTACTGGTCCGACCGGCAATACCGGCCTCACGGGCGCTACCGGCCCGACGGGCCCGACTGGGCCTACTGGGCCAACGGGGGCTACCGGAGCCACGGGCGCCGGTGGGGCGTTGGGCTATTGGGGTTCGTTCTGGGACACGACCGATCAGGTCGCCCCAGCGGCGAATACCGCCTACTCTGTCACCCTGAACAGCGCAGACCCAGACAATAATGGCGTCAGCGTTGCGTCTGGCAGCCGCGTGACGTTTGCTTATGCAGGCGTCTACAGCCTGACGTTCTCAATCCAGTTTGTGAACACTGACAGCCAGATCCATGACGTGAACGTCTGGCTCCGCAAGAATGACAGTGGCTCCTCGGGCGACGTGCCCGACAGCGACACGCGGTTGAGCGTTCAGCAAAAACATGGCGGCGTCGATGGCTACGGCCTGATGACCGTCAATTTCGTGTTGAAGGTTCTGGCCAACGACTACATCGAGATGATTTGGGCGACGACCAACACTGCGTTGTCGATCCAAACCGTGCCCGCTGGAACGTCGCCTGTTTCGCCTCAGATCCCCGGCGTCATCTTCACGGCGACGCAGGTCATGTATACGCAAGTCGGCCCCACGGGTCCGACGGGGCCGACCGGCCCCACTGGGGTCGCCGGCGTTACCGGCCCGACAGGCCCCACGGGGGCCACTGGCCTGACTGGAGCCACTGGCCCAACGGGCCCAACAGGCCCGACGGGTGATGCCGGAACGCCTGGCGCTACAGGGCCTACTGGGCCTACAGGCCCGACAGGATCTACTGGGACGCCTGGCGCCACTGGGGCGACAGGGCCTACTGGGCCTACAGGCCCGACAGGATCTACAGGCGCCGCTGGCGCAGTTGGAGCTACTGGACCTACCGGCCCAACTGGCCCGACGGGATCTACCGGAGCCGCCGGTGGCACGGGCGCCACTGGACCGACAGGCCCTACTGGTCCTACCGGCGCTACGGGCGCTGCATCAACTGTCGCGGGCCCGACGGGCCCAACTGGCCCCACTGGGCCTGCTGGTAGTGTGACAAACGCGAACGCGATAAGATACGCAATACTCTACGGGCTTTGAGGAGAGCTTAAATGGCAAACCCGAATATCGCCGCCGTATCTGCCATCTACGGCACTACGACGTATCTCACGCCTAGCGGAACGACCGCTGTCGTTCTTCTTCCGAACGCTGCGTCTTCCGGCACGGTGATGAAGATCAACCAGATCGTCGCGTCGAACGTCGACGGCACGAACGCCGTCAACACGACGGTGTCGCTCTACAGCAACGGCGCCGTCGCTCAGGGGTCTGCGCCTTCTGGCGGCACGGCCTATCCGATCGTCTCGACGGTCTCGGTGCCTGCGAACGCCTCTCTGATCGTTGTCGACAAGACGACCGCCATCTACTTGATGGAAGGACAGTCGATCACGGTGACGAGCGGCACGGCCAGCAAGATCACCTACTCGATCAGCTACGAACTGATTTCGTAAGGAACTACTATGTCCAGGCGCTACAAAGGCGGTGTGATAAGTGCGACTGCACCTGTTCCTACTGGCCCCATTCAGACTGGAACTGCGAATGGTATTTGGACCTTGGCGCAGCAGCTTCAATCAAGAGCTGCTAGTACATGGCCTATTGCTCAGTACAATTCTCAATCATATACAACGGCTGGAACATATACTTGGGTTGCCCCTTCTTGCGTGACGAGTGTTAGTGTTGTTGCTGTAGGTGGTGGGGCGGGGGCATTTAATAATGGATACTGCTGTGGGTGTACTCCATATTATAGTGGCGGGGGAGGTGGTGGGTTAGGTTATAAAAATAATGTTACTGTTGTTCCTGGCAATTCTTATACTGTTTTTGTTGGGAACGGAGGCCCTGTAGCCTCTGGATTTGGTTCTCCAACAAGAACAAACGGGCAAGATTCTTATTTTTGTAGCACCAGCGTGGTGAAGGGAGGCGGGGGACGGTATAATTCTGGCGGCACATATACGGGTACTGGTGGCGGCAATGGTGGTTCCCCATCATATGTTTCAAATACATTCCCCGGAGGCGCCGGCGCTGGAGGATATTCTGGCACTGGAGGCGATGCCGGAACAGCAGGAAGCACATTAGGGAAATCTGGTTCTGGCGGCGGTGGTGGCGGCGGCGGTTATGGCACTGGTTGCGGAACTGGGGGGTGTGGCGGCGGCGTTGGTATCTTTGGGCAAGGGTCAAATGGCGCGCCAGTATTAGCTAATCAAAACGGAAACCCCGGATCGGGGGGTAGTGGCAAGTTGTACGGAGGCGGTGCTAGTCGTAATGTTTCTCGCGCAGGCGTAGGCGCAGTTCGCATAGTTTATCCGGGTAATATCCGCCAATTTCCGTCAACATGCGTAGGCTCGCCATGACAGAACTTTACATTCAAATCCGAAACGGTCAGCCGTTTGAGCATCCGATTTTTGGCGATAATTTTCGTCAGGCGTTTCCGAGCATTGACGTTAATAATTTGCCGCCAGAGTTCGCCAAATTTGAGCGTGTTCCTCAAAACGTCATGCCAGACGTATTTGAAATTGCTGAAGTGCGGTATGAGTGGTTTGACGGCATCGTCAAAGATGTATGGTCTGTACGCCCTATGACAGATGCTGAGAAGTCTGAGAAGATCGCACAATATAAGGCCAACCCTCCATTTCCTTTTTGGACGCTAGATGAAGCCACTCTGATTTGGTCAGCGCCAACACCTAAGCCTAATGATGGGCAAAAATATCGCTGGGATGAAGCATCTCTTTCTTGGGCTGTTTTTGTCCCGCCTAGCACGGCCTAAAGGGGACAGGCATGTGTCAAATCCAACCAGAAGCAGAAGCTTCTGTGGTCTCCGAGCCGCAGGTTTTTACCTATTTTCCAACGCTCATATACACTGACATCAAGCCGGAATTTCTCAATACTGTTCGCACAGTATGCGATGAGTATGTTGAGAAATCTAAGTCTGAGCGTGAGTTAGACGAAATATACCCCGTTTACATGACGGGAAGCTTCTACGATGACCCCCGTATGTCTGACTTTTCGCAAATGATCGGGCAGACGGCGTGGGATATTCTTGCAGGCCAAGGCGCTGCAATGAATGGATTAAGCACCTTTTTCTCTGAAATGTGGTGCCAACAACACTACAAGCACTCATCAATGGAACAGCACGTTCACGGCTTTGGCTCGCAGATCGTGGGCTTTTACTTCACGCAGACGCCTGAAAACTGTTCCCGCGTTGTATTCCATGACCCGCGTGCTGGCAAAATGATGTCGTCGTTGCCAGAGGCCGACGTAAACATGGCGACGCCATTGAGCATGATGATAAACTTCAAGCCAGAGCCCGGCATGTTGATCTTTACTAACGCCTGGCTGGCTCATTCATTCACGCGACATGCGTCCGAAGAGCCAATTCAGTTTGTTCATTTCAACATTGGCGTTCGGCAAGATGGACCTATCGCCTGCCCAGCTCCGGCTGCGGAGGTTATATGAGCATGATCACAATACGATTTAACAAAACTCGAGGCATGGACGGCAGGGGGACTGCCGACCATGTTTGGCGCGTTTTTGAAGAAGATAAGGAATATCTTTTCAAAAATGTTAAGATCAATGTTAATTCTTGGGGTGAAAAAACAGGCGAGGACTGGAGCATTGTCTGTCGGGGCTTGCTTGATATAGACCGTAAGACATCCACCGCCATCATCAATCAAGAGGTAGTGCCGTGAGCGAGAGATACCCCGGAGGGTTAATCACAAAGACCCCTGTGACGCCATCTGGCCCTACTCAGATCGCATCTGCTTCTGGAATATGGACGCTTGATCAGCAGCTTCAATACCAGCAGCAGGGCATCTGGCCGACTGCTGGCGTAGCCCCCGTTTACATTGAGGACGTATTTTCAACTTATCTGTATGCCGGTAACGGCGGCACGCAGACGATCACAAACAGCATTGACCTGTCCACCAAGGGTGGCCTTGTTTGGATCAAAAACAGAACTTTGGCAGCGGGTCATGCGTGGACCGACACGGCGCGTGGCGCAGGAACGGGAACGGCTAAGGCTTCAACAAATATACTTCAAAGTGACTCCAATGGTGGAACCGGCGGTGGGTTGCCTGCATCGTCTAACGACTATCTTAGCGCGTTTACCACAACGGGCTTTACTGTAGTTTCGTCTAACGGCGCAAATGACGGGACAAAAGTAACAAACCGTTCAAGTTCAAACTATGTTAGTTGGTCTTTCCGCAAACAGGCAAAGTTCTTTGACATTGTAACCTATACGGGAACTGGCGCTAACCGTACCATCTCGCATAACCTTGGTTCTGTGCCGGGGTGCATTATGGTCAAAAGAACTGACGGTGCAGGAGATTGGCAAGTTTATCACCGCAGCCTAGCTAACACAGACTATATTGTGCTGAATAGCACGGCTGCCCAAGCAACTGGCGCAACACGCTGGAACAGCACCACACCAACAAGCACTGTCTTCAGCCTTGGAACAGATGCAACCGTAAACGCTAACGGTGGAACTTACGTCGCCTACCTGTTCGCGCACAACGCTGGCGGTTTTGGTAATAACGGTACGGATAATGTGATTTCGTGCGGGTCGTTTACGGCAGATAGTGGTGGAAACGCATCTGTTACATTAGGATATGAGCCTCAAATGGTAATCATAAAATCATTTTCCAGTTCATCAAATTGGTGGATGTTCGACAGCATGAGGGGCCAACCGGTAGGCGCAAACGGTCAGGCTTTATATTCTAACCTTTCAGACGCCGAAAGTGCCTCAAGCTATATAGCGTCACCAACTGCTACTGGGCTTAACCTCACTGGCTGGATCCCGGATGTTTCATACATCTACATCGCCATCCGCCGTGGCCCGATGAAGACGCCGACGAGCGGGACGAGTGTGTTCCAGCCTGCTCTTCAAACGGCAAGCAGCACAGCTCAAACAAAAGTATATGGTATAGTGACGGATGCCGTTATCTCAAAAGCTCGTAATAGCTCTAACGTGTATACCGGCGAGTGGTGGGATAGGCTTAGAGGAGCAGCTACTGCTAACACTATAAATAATGCCGACACTGAGAAAACAATATACACCACATCACTCATAGGTTTTGATGTTCAAAATGGCGTGCGTATAGGGACAGATACATCTGAGCGTATACAAGCAACTTGCAACTGGGTCCATTATGCTTTTAGCCGCGCGCCAGGCTTTTTTGACGAGGTGTGCTATACGGGGACTGGAAGTGCTACTACGTTTACTCATAATCTAGGTGTTGTGCCTCAGTTGATGATTGTTAAAGGTCGTTCTGATGCAACTGCATGGCAAGTTTATTCTAGTGCTTTAGCAAATACGGAATACCTCGTCTTGAACACAACTGCGGCAAAGGCCACTGGCGCAACACGCTGGAATAGCACAACTCCGACTAGCACTGTGTTTAGCCTTGGAACCGCCACTGAGGTAAATACTGCTGCTGCCACATATGTTGCTTACCTTTTTGCAACAGTTTCAGGCGTCAGCAAGGTCGGCTCCTACACCGGCACTGGCGCGCTGCAAACGGTGAACTGCGGGTTCACATCTGGCGCGCGCTTTGTACTGATTAAACGCACTGACACTACGGGCGATTGGTGGGTATATGATAGCGCCCGCGGGATCTCGAGTGGTGATGATCCTTATGTGTTTTTTAACAGCACGGCTGCCGAAGTAACAAATACAAACTACGTTGATACCGATACAACCGGTTTTAAGGTGACGGCGGCGGCTCCTGCTGGGTTGAACGCAAACGGCGGAAATTACATCTTCTTAGCAATCGCGTGAGGCACAACATGGAAATCAGGATCAGATCAACTGGCGCGGTCGTTTTTGATAGCGAGTTCCGCGTCTACGCTCAGTCTCAGGGCGCCACGTTTGGCGAGCCTTTGACTGAGGAGTTCATCAATCAGTACGGTGGTGACATCGTATTTGAAGGCCCGCAAGCCTCTGGGGGCACCGTCTATCAATACTCTATGCGTCAGGGCGTTGAGCAGCAGTCTGATGGGAAATGGTACACCAAGTACGTCCTCGGCCCCGTTTTTGACAACGCCGAAGACGAAGCCGCTTACAAGGCCCGCAAGGACGAAGAGCAGGCGGCGTCTGTTCGTGCAGACAGAAACGCAAAGCTTGCCGCTTGCGACTGGACGCAGATCGCTGACAGCACCGCCGACAAGGCGCCTTGGGCTGCTTACCGCCAGTCTCTTCGAGACATCACCGCTCAATCTGGGTTCCCTTGGGACGTGAAATGGCCGCTGGAACCATAATACGAACATAAGGTGCAAAGATGGATGGGGAAAGAAAGCCTAAGATCTGCGTTTACGCAATCAGCAAGAATGAGGAGCAGTTTGTTCGCCGGTTCTGCGAGTCCGCTAAGGAGGCTGATCTCATCCTCATTGCTGACACTGGAAGCACTGATGGAACGGTCGAAGAAGCTCTGGCCAACGGAGCCGTTGTCCCAGAAATTTGCATCAGCCCTTGGCGGTTTGATCTCGCTCGTAATGCTGCTCTCGCTCTTATTCCCCGGACTATGGATATTTGCATTAGTCTGGATCTGGATGAGCTTTTAGAGCCGGGCTGGAGGGAGGAGATTGAGCGTGTCTGGAAACTCGGAGAGACAACGCGCCTCCGGTATTTCTTTGACTGGGGCGCGGGCATCAAATTCAAATACGAAAAGATCCACGCCAGGCACGGCTACAGATGGCACCACCCATGCCACGAATACCCCGTCCCTGACGGACGTATCACTGAGGTCTGGGCTGACACAGATATGCTGCTCGTCAGTCATCATCCTGACCCGACCAAGTCCAGAGGCCAATATCTTGATCTGTTGAGGATCTCCGTTGAGGAAGACCCCAACTGTCCTCGGAACGCCTTCTACTATGCTCGAGAGCTTTCCTTCCACGGCCATTGGCAGCAGGCCATAGACGAGTGCAGGCGATACCTCCAGCTCCCTCGGGCGACTTGGATGAATGAGCGGTGCTACGCCTACCGCGTCATGGGCAAATGCTACGAAGAAATTGGGAATTGGGAAAAGGCTGAGAAGGCCTTTCATGCCGCTGCCGCAGAGGCGCCGAACACCCGCGAGCCTTGGTGCGAGCTGGCCATGCTCACCTACCGCCAACAGAGGTGGGAGGAGACCTTTGCATTTTCCATGCGAGCCCTTAAAATCAAAGATAAGCAGTTGGTCTACACCTGCGATCCAGCGGTATGGGGACACTGGGCCCATGACCTTGCCAGCATCTCAGCCTGGCGCCTCGGCTTAAAAGACATAGCGATTGAACAGGCGAGACTTGCGTGCGAAAAGTCTCCAGACGACAAAAGGTTGGCTCTCAACCTCAAGTTTGTGATGGGGGAACTTGAGGAGGAAAATGGCGAAGCGGCATGACGGATCCCCAGGTCATCTTCAATATCATTGTTGGTCTGGCCGCCTTCTTCGGCGGCTGGACGCTTAATACCATCACGAAGGCGATCGAGCGGCTCGACACTGACGTCCGCAAAATGCCTCTCGTCTATGTCACGAAGGACGACTACAGGCGCGACATAGACGAAATTAAAGACATCTTGGGCAAGATCTTTGATCGCTTAGACACTAAGGCGAACAAATGAGCCTTGACGTTGATCGCATCACCAAGTCAGTCGGTGCGGTCACGGCCATCTTTGCGATGGTCGGGGGCGGATACACGGCCTCTGACAAGCTTGGGCTATTTAGGAAGCCCATCCTTGAGTGGGCGCCTCAGTATTTCAGCATCACAGACGGGCCTGCGGGCGGCGAGTTCGCCGTTGTAGCGGCCCGTGCAAAGTACCGAGACGACTGCTCAGTCGAGCAGTTTTATCTGGAAGTTCGTGACGCCAGATACATCGTTCACAAAGCGACGCCGTCTATCGCCAAGTTCTCCGGTCCCGCCACCGAAAAGATAGACAAGTTCGGGTACACGATCACGCTTGAAGAGCCTGCTCGAGTGGCTCCGGGGCGCGCCACATTACTGGCCCATATCAAGTACAAGTGCCCAGAGGGCGAAGTTCTGATGAACTACCCCGACCATGCGAACCTGACGTTCAACATCACAAAGTAGGAGACCAACATGCGGATGTCTGACGCAGGGATCGCCCTGATTAAGGAATTTGAGGGCTGCCGCCTTACTGCCTATAGATGCCCAGCAGGCATCTGGACGATCGGCTATGGCCATACCAGCGCGGCGGGTTCTCCTGAAGTGACGCCAGGCATGACGATCACCCAGCAGGAGGCTGAAGACATCCTGCGGCGGGATCTCGTGAAGTATGAGAACGGTGTTATCAAGCTTGTGAACGTCGACCTGACGCAGGGGCAGTTCGACGCCCTCGTCGACTTCGCCTACAACGCTGGCGTCGGCGCCTTGGGGAAGTCGACCCTCCTCAAGAAGGTGAACGCAGAGGAATTCGACGCCGTCCCGACTGAGCTGATGAAGTGGACGAAGGCTGGAGGCCGCGAGCTTGCAGGCCTCGTCAGGCGTCGCCGTGCTGAGGCGCGCCTGTGGCGTGGCATTGAAGCTCAGACGCCTGTCGATCACTCTGAGAGCCGCATAGAGCCTGACAAGCCCAAGCCATCCAAGTCGATCACGCAGTCCAAGGAAGCTAACGCCGCGGTCGCCGCCGGCGGCCTTGGCACGATCGCTATCGCGCAAGAAATCATGCCGGTGGTGAAGGAAGGCGGCAGCATCCTGAGCGGCCTCAGCCCGACGGTGATC